GCTAACACTTTTGTAACCTATAGAATAGCCTAATCAATATGAACGAAATTAATCCTGTCGAATACGGTAAGTTAGTACAGTCCGTAGATAACCTAGAGCGTAAAGTAGACGCTATGGAAGTAGACATTAAACATTTAGTGGCTATGGCAGAGCGTAGTAAAGGTTCTCTATGGGCTTTGATGGGTGTTGCCTCAGTTGCTGGTGCGTTCATCAGCTACATAACTGAACTATTCTTTAAAAAGTAGACTATGAGAGAACTCACAGTATTTAAGAATCTTACTGCAGGTACTTCTAATACTATTTATACAGTACCTAAAGGATGTAAGGCGATAGCTACACTATTGTTTCTAGCTAACTCAGGGGGTTCAACTAAAGCTATATCTTCTGCAGTGCATGATGTTAGTGAAGCTTCTACTGTTCCTATCGTAGGAGCTAAGTCATTAGGTGCAGGAGACGCTCTTCAGTTCAACCAAGGTCGTATGGTTATGGACGAGTTCGACTATGTTACTGCTACTCCTGAAGCAGGAGCTACTATGAGTTGTATATTTACAATAGAGATTGTACAATCCACAGCATATCAGAACGGAAGCTAACCATGCCACTGAAATCAGGTACATCACAGAAGACTATCTCTACTAACATCCGTAAAGAGATGAAGGCTGGAAAGCCACAGAAACAAGCAATAGCAATAGCTCTAAGTAAAGCAGGTAAATCTAAACCCCAACCTAAGAAAAGGAAGTAATCATGCCAATGGTAAAAGACAAGAAGTTCCCATACACAGCTAAAGGTAAGAAAGAAGCTAAGTCGTATGCTAAGAAGACAGGAGCTAAGATGAATACTCCTAAAGCTAAACCAGCTAAGAAGATGGGTATGAGTCGTGGCTACTAAGCCTGGTTTGTATGCCAACATCGCAGCAAAGAAGAAACGTATCGCTGCTGGCTCTGGTGAGAAGATGCGTAAGGTAGGTAGCAAAGGTGCTCCTACTGCTGCACAATTCAAGGCAGCTGCTAAGACAGCTAAGAAGAAATAATGCCTAAGAAAGCATTCCAGAACCCAGAAGGTGGACTCAATCAGAAGGGCAGAGACTACTACAACAAGAAGACTGGCTCTAAGCTAAAGCCTCCAGTGTCTGCTGAGGAGGCTAAGAAGTCTCCTAAAGCAGCTGGTCGTCGTAAGTCCTTCTGTGCTCGTATGAGTGGTGTTAAAGGAGCTATGAAGGATGAGAAGGGAAGACCAACTCGTAAAGCTTTGGCACTCAAGAAGTGGGACTGCTAGAAATAAGTCTTGACTTTTATATAAATTTGTGTTATAATTATAGGCAATTATGAACTACGTCCAACTTGTAAATTCTGTACTACGAAGACTACGGGAAACTGAGGTTTCTTCTGTAGCAGATAACGCTTATTCTAAACTTATCGGTGAGTTCATCAACGATGCTAAGCGTCAGGTAGAAGATTCCTATGCTTGGAATGCATTGTCAGAAACACTTACTGCTTCTACTGCTGATAATATCTTTAACTATGTTCTTGTTGGTTCTGGGCAACGGTTTAGAGTTATTGATGTTCTAAATGATACTAGTAATATCATAGTTCAGAATGCTACTACTCGTTGGATGGACGAACAGTTTCTCTTAACTTCAGTACAGAAGGGTTCTCCTGCGTACTACAACTTCAACGGTACAAACTCCAACGGTGATACTCAAGTAGACTTATTTCCTATTCCTAATGGGGTTTATGAAGTTCGTTTTAACGTCATCAAACCACAAGTAGCTTTAGCTGCTGATGCTGATACTCTACTAATCCCTTCTGAGCCTGTCATCTTTAATGCTACTGCAAGGGCTATGGCAGAGCGTGGTGAGGATGGCGGTATTGCTTCAGGTGAGATGTATTCTATTTATAAACAATCCTTAGCTGATGCTATCGCTATTGAGTCTGGTCGCTATATCGAAGAATCTGCTTGGGTGGCTTACTGATGGCTGAGGCTCTCTCAACAGGCTCGATTGCAGCTCCTGGATTCTCTGGGTTAAACACCCAAGATAGTTCTATTCAGTTAGACAGTGGGTTTGCATTAGAGGCTAATAACTGCGTAATCGATCGCTACGGTCGTATCGGTGCTCGTAAGGGGTGGACTAAGGTCAACACCTCTGCAGCGTCTACAGGCTCGTTTAGAGCTGTCTATGAGCTTATTAAGGACGATGGTACTGTAGTTATCTCTGCCGCCAACAACAAGATATACACTGGAACTACTACCTTAACAGAGGCTGTGGTTCGTAATGGTACTGATACAGCTAACTTAACCTATGCTATCAGTGATGATAACTGGCAGATCAGTGGTATGCCTTATGACACAGGAGCTACTCCTTCAGGACATGCTATCTTGGTTCAAGAAGGACAACCTACTTTATTATTTCATAAGCTAGGTGCAACTGCTCATGCTCATACTGGTTCTTATGGCTTTCAGCGTCTAGGCGATGTAGCTACAAACCTTCCAGCAGGACAGACTGTAACTAGCTTTACCCCTAACTGTGTCATGACTGCTTATGGTCGTGTCTGGGTAGCTGACATGGCTGGTAGTAGACAGACTGTGTACTTCAGTGACTTGCTTAACCCTGCTGAGTGGCAGACTGGTACATCAGGATATCTGAATATCAGTGAAGTAGTTCCTAATAATGATCCTATTGTAGCTATAGCAGATCATAATGGTTTCTTAATCATCTTCTGTACTAAGCATATTGTTGTCTATAGTAACCCAGTAGATCCATCACAGATGAAGCTGGAAGATGTTATTGTAGGTGTTGGCTGTATTGCTAGAGACTCTGTAGCTTCTATTGGTTCAGACTTATTGTTCTTGTCTTCTACTGGTGTTCAATCCTTGCAGCGTGTGATTCAAGAGAAGTCATTACCATTTAGGGATATCTCTAAGAATGTACGAGATGAACTCTTAACCTTAGTAGCATCAGAAACAGCTAAGAACATCAAGGCTACCTACTTTCCTACAGATGCTTTCTATTTGTTGTCTCTACCTAGTTCAGGGAATACCTATTGCTTTGACACCAGAGGTGTACTACAGAATGGAGCAGCTAGAACTACTGTATGGAAGCAGCTTAATCCTACAGCATTCTGTGTAACTCAAGCTAGGGACTTATTGATTGGCAAAGCAGGGTATATAGGTAAGTACAATCTGTATGAAGATGATGGTGCTAAGTATCGTATGACATACTTCACCAATTACTTTGACTTTGGTTCTGCTACTACAAATAAGATTCTTAAACGTATCAATGTCACAGCTATTGGTGGTTCTAACCAACCTATTGCTATTAAGTGGGGCTATGATTATACTCGTAACTACTTCTCTCGTGGTGTTACACTACAACAAGTAACTGTGCATGAGTATGGTACAGCAGAATACAACATAGCTACATACACTAACGGTATTGCTTTGGATATTGCTAACATTCCAGCATCAGGTTCTGGTACTGTTCTTCAGTTAGGCTTTGAGTCTGACATTGACGGCACTCCTCTTTCAATTCAGAAGATAGACTTCTTCCTTAAACAAGGTAAAACATTATGAGTTCATATGTAAAGGCAACTAACTTTGCCACTAAAGATACACTAACTTCAGGCGATTCTAACAAGATTGTTAAAGGCACAGAGATAGATAACGAGTTCAATGCTATTGCTGGAGCTGTTAGCTCTAAAGCAGATATTGCTTCTCCTACATTTACAGGTACTCCTGCTGCACCTACAGCTACTGCTGGTTCTAATACTACTCAGTTAGCTACAACTGCTCATGTTTTTGCTGAGAGAACTAACACAGCTACTCTTACCAATAAAACATTAACTAGTCCTACTATCAACACACCAACAATTAGTACTCCAGCTATTACTGGTGGAACGATTACTGGTATCACGGACTTAACTGTTGCTGATGGTGGTACAGGTTCTTCTACACTAGTTGCCAATGCAGTGTTACTGGGTAACGGAACTTCTGCACTACAGACTGTAGCTCCAAGCACTACAGGTAACTTATTAACATCTAATGGTACTACATGGACTTCTGCTGCTCCTACAGTTGTTAGTGGTTTAGGATTAAACGGTGAAGTATGGAATAACGTAACTGGAAGTAGATCAGCTTCTACAACTTATACAAATTCAAATGCGTATCCAATTATGGTTAATATTTGGGGAATTAACGCTGGTTCAGTTATATTAACTATTGGTGGTGTAAGTGCTTCTCAAAGCGGTATTAATAGTAATGTTCCTTCAGTTAATTTAACTGGAATTGTACCTCCTGGATTAACTTATTCTATTTCCGCTTGTTCAACAATAACTTTATGGTCTGAACTTTATTAATGGTTAAAGTACCAGTAGTAAATCGTAGAGACTATACGATGTACTTAGAACTCTACAGTAACATGCTTTGGTTTCATACAGACGTATTTAAGTGGACACCAGAAGTAAAGAAAGAATACCTTAAAGATTTAGATGTACTACAGAATTTAGTAACAGTACCCTTAGTAGCACTAGTAGAAGAGACAGACAAGAAGTTAGCTAAGTTTGGAGAATCTACAGGTTGGACTAAGTTTGATAGATTAACGGTGAATGATAAAAGATATGATGTATACACTAGGAGCAAATCATGGGTAGTATAGTAAGTTCAATACTGAGTCCTATTACAGGGGCTGGAGAAACTCGTAGGGCTGGCGAAGCTGCTGCTGCACAGCAACGACAAGCAGGTATTACTTCTGCTAATATCTCTGCCTTTCGTCCAGTAGGAATGACCACACGGTTTGGTACATCTCAGTTTACTCGTGAGATTGACCCAGCTACTGGTGTTCCTTATATCTCTGCTGCTGGATATACAGCTGCTCCTGAACTAGCTGGTATCCAAGATAGACTGTTTGGTCAATTCGGTACAGGTCTTACTCAAGCTGAACAGATGGCTCAGCAGTATGCTCCGTTAACTGCAGGTGCTCAAGGTCTATTTGGTTTAGGTCAACAGTATCTAGCTACTTCTCCTCAGCAAGCTGCAGCTGATTACATGCGTGAGCAACAAGCACTACTAGCTCCTCAACGTGAACAACAGTTATCTGGTTTACAGAATCAACTGTTCCAGACTGGTCGTAGTGGATTAGCTACTGGTGGTACTGCAGCTGGTGGCAGAGGACAGACTAACCCAGAGATGCAAGCATACTACAATGCCTTAGCTCAGCAAGACTTAGCCTTAGCAGCGCAAGCTACTCAAGCTGGACAACAGAGAGCTACTTATGGTGCTGGTTTACTTGGTACTGCTGGTAGCTTATTAGGTGCTCAGACTGCTGGTCAGGTAGGTGCTTACTCTCCATTCCAAACTCAGTTAGGTTTATCTGGTCAGATTGAACAGATGGCTCAGCAACCATATCAGTTAGGTATGCAATTAGGTACAGCTCAAACACCAGGACAACAAGCTGGTTCACAGCAATACTTTGGTGGACAAATGCAAGGTGCTGCTACTCAGTACGGTGCTACGATGGCTGCTAATCAGATGAACAATCAGTTCTTACAGTCTGCTATTGGTGCTGCTTCGATGGGCATGGGTGGCGGTGGGGGTGGAGGCGGTATGTTTGGTTTCGGAGGTAGTCAAGGAGGATATAACTTTGGCGCAGCAGGACGAGCTTTTGGTATTCCAGGACAAACATCCACTGGTCTTTACACATTCGATTAATAGGAAATATCATGGGACAACCAACAAACTATTTATTAGGCGGTCAAGCAGGACTCTTAGGTGCAGATCCAGAGTTGTATCGTCAACAATTAATGCAGCAAGAGCAAGCTCGTATCGGAGCTATGCCAGCACAGAATCAATTAGCTGCTACACTGGGTGGATTACTGGGTCGTGGTGTGTCTAATGTGGCACAAGATCGTGGCTTCTTTGAAGTTACTAATCCTGTATTACAGAAGCTAACCAGCATTCAGAGTGTATACAACCGAGCAATGCAAGACTCAGATCCTAATGATCCTATGTCTTTCTATAAGAACTTACAGACTGGATTTGCAGAAGCTGGACTAGGTCAACAAGCACTCATGGCTACGCAGGAACTAAGGAAAGTAGAAGAGCAAGGACTTAAGACTGAAGCTGCTAAGACTGATCTCTATAAAAAGAATCCTGCACTACTTGATACTCAGATTGCGAAAGCTCGTGATCTTGGTGATGATAAGCTTGCTAATCAGTTGGCTCAACAGCGTGGTCAGATTCAAGTACAAATTGATCTTGATCGTCAGAAAGAATTGGCTCAGCTTGGATTGCTTGGTGCTCAGACAGAAGCTCAGAGAGCACTGGCTAAGAAGTATGCAACTGAGATTGAACAAGGTAAGATTAATGTTACCTCTATCTCTGATGGCTTGGGTGGCGGTACTATTATCTATGCTGATAAGACTGGTAAAGAAGTTAACCGCATTGTCGTAACACCAGAGATAATTAATAAAGCTGGTGCTAAGCCTGGAGCTACTCCTAAAGGTGAAACACCAGACCCTGCTACTTTTGATGGAAAGATAAAAGCCCCTACAACTTCTGCAGTTGCTCAGCCTGTTGGTGTTGCTAGTTCAATGCCAACAGTAGATACTCCTGCTGCTGCTCCTGTAGCACCTGCTGCACCAGTTGCTCAAGCTCCTGCAATGCAAGGCGGTATGTACTATGCTGCTCGTGATCCTGTTCTTGTAGCTCTTCAACAAGCTGCTGCTGCAGATCCACAAAGAGTAGCAACAGATCCTGCTTACTTCCAACAGTTAACTAAAGCAAGGAATGATCAGATAGCAATGCTTAGAAACAAATACGGTAATATGGTTTCCTTCGAGGGACTATAAATGAGTTACGATGTAATAGGTGCTCGTAAAGCAGGACTTTCTTTTCAAGACATAGCTGATTATCTTTCTAAAGGTACTGAATACGATATCGAAGGTGCTCGTAAAGCAGGGGTAGCGGATAAAGATATTGTAACTTATCTTAATAGAACTGAAGCTACTCCTTTCGAGACATTCAAGCAGTCTGCTCGTCAAGAGATGGGTTCTGAGATTACTGGTGCTCGTCAGTTACTAGGTCAAGAACCTACTGATACTGCAGAAGAGTCTCTACGTCGTCAGATGGAAGCAGAGAACCCAGTAGCTGGTGTCTTAGGTACGCTTGCTGGTGGTTTAGTAAACCCATCTTCTCTTCTCCCTGGTGCTGTATTCTTTAAAGGTGCTAAAGGCTTAATCGCTGGAGGTGCTGCAGCTGGTGGTATCAGCGGAGCATTGCAGCCTAAGTATGAAGAAGAAGATTTAGGTAGGCTGGCTACTACTGCACTCGGTGTAGTTGGTGGCGGTGCTATTGCTGGTGCTTTAGTAGGTGGTGCAAGAGGCTTAGCTAAAGTATTTAATAAAGCTACTAACAAGATCGAAGAAGTACCAGTCAATAAGATTGATACTGAAACACAGGTTGTTATTCCTACAGAGTCTGTTCCTCCTCCTACTAATCT